GGAAAGCCTTATAGATATTATCAGCAGTTTTTCCTTGGTCATTTCCAGTTCCAACATCTTGGGCAAAGCCAGAGATCTCATCAAGGACTGCTACTAAAAGGTTTAATCCTTCGTGTGATTCTCTTTCTGAGTGACCAGAGTAAACAGTAATAGCATGCTCAAACTCAATACTCTCAGCCTTAGAGTTATATTTACCAGCAAACCAAGGTGAGTTTTCAATCTTGTTTTTAAAACCTTTAAAGAAAACGTTCTTTGCTTGTTGGGCGTTAATCGCAACGTTAATAATATCAATAGCGTCTCCAGAAGGCTTTCCGTAGTATCTTGCTGGCTCCTTTAAGCACAATAGTTTATATACTATATATGCACAGGCTACTGTTGATACGAAGTCTTTTCCAGATCCCTTGCCAAGTTGCAGGATAATCTCATTCTTAGTATATTTTTTATAGTAACGGGTTCCGTCTTCTGTGCCCATCAAATCAACCAGATCTTCTTGTCTATAGATTTGACTCATTGCTTCTACAATGTCATACTGTACTTGTGATAATGGGGGCTGACCTAAGTATGCTTCACCTTCAACAAACTCCTTAGCATTTACTGGAGTCTCTCTAAAGTTATTATCCTTAAGGACTTCTAAAAACTCATCATACATCTGCTATTACCGTTATAACTTCATTTTCTTTTGATATAGTAGAAAGTCTTCTCATGATCTCATCACGAACCTGTGGATATTCAGAAGCAATATCTCTAAGAATTGCAATCAAAACTTCCTGACGATTCTCAATCTCCATCATCTCTTCTGCTAATTCTTTATTCTCAAGCAGTCCAGCCTTTTGTAGCATATCAATTCTTTTAGACTCAATATCCATAACCAGTTTAATTGCAGCAGTCTTTGCACTAAGATTATTAGTCATAGATGCTTCATCCATAACCTCGTAAGATCTTGAAATCAATTTGCTGTAGTGGGCATCTGCGCCTGACAAGGCCTCCTTAGCACGAGCACGGATTGCTGCATTGTTAGAAGCACTTACCTTCCACTCATCAATGTAAGCAACAACTCTTTGTCTTGGTATAGCAAGATCTTTAGAGATCTGTGTAGGGTCATTACCTTTTAAATATTCTTCTACAACATTATTAATCTGATCTTGGTGTTTAACCAAGTCTTCTTCAATTGACATACTTTCCCTCTAGTCTATTAATTTCATCTTTGATATAAAAGATTGCTTTCTCAAGGTCTTGAATAGTCTTGGACTCATCTTTAAGTCCCGCTCTCCAAAGGTACTTAAAGGCATTCCCAATATTAAAATTTCTATGACGAGTAATCTGAATACACTCAACACCAGAAGGATCTGTAGTGTAATGAACAGGATGATTTACTTGGTCAACCGTAATATTTAGGTTATCACTCATCTTCATCCTCTTCCCAATCAAACGTATCTGGCATTCCTCTTAGTGTAAATAGAGCATAACTAACTCCAACCGCACTTGCCAGTACAGCCAGTGCTAATGATATCTTTAATTTTTTCATCTCTTTGATCTCCTTAATCCAAATTTTGCCAGATATACATAAATAGTTTCTACTGTAACTCCACACTCTTTTGCAATCTCATCAGGAGTTTTCTTGTCAAGATGAAACCTTTTCTTTAGCCAAAGTTCATTAGTGTATAGTTTACTCATCAAAGAACTCCGCATTAAACTTCCATTGCATTGATTCAGGACCTTTATCAATTATCTCAAACATCCTTCTTTCAAAGTCTCCCTTTAGTTCTCTATATAGTTTTGGGTTTACAGTCTTTAGTTTATCTGTAATATAGTATAGCATTTCACCAGTCTTACTGTCAATCCCTGACATTTCTACAGCATTCTGTAAGATAAGATGTTCAATCATTGCGTGTGCCTTTAACTGAGTAGGGCTGCTATTCTGTTCCAATTGCTTTACCCCAATTTTTCATAGCCCAGTGCCCAATACCACAAGCATCTGCCACATCATTATCAGTAATAGTTCTGTCGTATTGAACATTAATAAACTTAATTGTTCTTTCTTTGCGAAGGTTTCTTTCATAGGTCTTTAGCCATGAGTCAGACTTTCCTGGGTTTTGTGCTTTAATGTAAAACTTTTCATCCTTAGAAATCTTTTTATTACCAATATAGTTTTGCCAAGTAATAGGAGAGACCTTGCCAATAACCTTTGTTCCAGTCTGCCCTGCAGATCCAAGTATGGCCCCTTGGACTAGAGCAAGGTCTGCAGCAGTCTTAGGGCTATTCATAAATACTGTGTGCTCAATTACTATTGCCTCAAAACCACCATAGATATCAAAAAATGCTTTTACTTTTTTACCAGCATCCATCACTTTTTGATATGTGTCTTTTCCCTCAAAGTTTATTTTACCAATTGTAATCAAGGTTTTTTCTTGTGTGTCAAACAAAGCAAAGGCAAGGCTATTGGTGCTTGCGTCTATAGCACAAATAGTTTTTGGAGCCTTAGTCCCTATTGCCTCTGCTAGTTTCACTTTAAGTTATCCTTAATTTCTTTTAATGCTTTTGTTACATCTTTTGGATTAATGTTACACTTTACACAAAGACTTTCGTCATTATATATAGACAACAATTCATCGCAACATTTGCATTTTCTCTCTTTGCCTATTCTTTTTTGACGTCTTTCAACTATGTACCGTGCAGCAATTTTTTCTTTTGTTGCACCTTCTCTACATTCTTGTGAACAGTAGATCTGGTATTTTATTTCTGTTGTGAATACGTTATCACACCATTGACAATGCTTCATCTATAGGCTCCATGGACTTTATTTTAAAGACTCCTGGGCCAGCGTCTGCACATGCCTGTTTAATTGGACATGATTTGCAAATCTTTGAATTGGATCGATAGTTCTTTTCAGGTAGGGTTCTGTCGACCCAAGCCTTACGAACTGATCTCATCCATTCAAACGTCTGGTCTACCCACCGACGATAATAATCATTTACTTCTACTGGCAAAACTAAAATCTCATGATTATTTTTATTCTCATAGATTAGAACTGCCTTGGCTTTCTTTAATATTTTCATGTAGATTAAGAGTTGAACTAGGTGCCCAGTCTTAGGCTTTAAATGAGCCTTTCGATATTCAAAACCTTCATTCATCATTGTCTTAATTTCACCAAGGAGTTCTTCTCCCTGCCAATTAACAATAACATCCCCATACCCAAAGATTGGTGGATCATTATGAGTAATTTTAAATTCTGAATCAACAAGGAAGTCTGGAACATTACCCATTGCTTCTTGGATTCTTTCGTGAGATTTAGTTCCTGCAGTCATGTTTGCAGCGCTAAATGGTGTTGCATCATCTTGAAAGTTTTGGCCATCGAAGGCTAGGTACCAATATCTTGGACATTCTCCGTGACCATATGCAATTGTTGAAGGTGCAAACGTTTTCTTTTGTGTGTGTTTGTCAACTCGATTAACAGTATAGCCAGACTGAATTTTTTCAGTTAGTCCAGCAACATCTATTGGATGGACTGAAGCCTTCTCTTGCTTTATCATAACCTGCTGTAATAAACTTTTTGTCATTTTTATGCTCGTTTCTATTAGTATAAGTATAGCATATTAGCGTGTAATATACTTTAACGCAGATACTAAATTGTTTAACGACTCTGCTGCCGTGTAGTAAAGATTCTTCTTTCCACGATCTGACTTATCAACATTTGCCATCCAAGTTGCTTTAAAAGCCATCTTAGCAGCGATTGCCTGAAGTCTTACAATTTCAACATGGGCGACATTGATTGGAATGTCTGGTTTAATAATTAACTTAGCAATCATTGTAAGGGCTGTAGTAAGTTCTTCGTCCTCCATATAGTCAGCAATTTCTGCCAAGCCGTTTATCATGTCTATTGTTGTTACCTGTTGTTCCATCATTCCTCCACTAGATCTTCTAATATACTCATCTCAATTATAGCAAGTCTTACTTTAGAGTTGCCCTCGCCCATTACGACTACTATGGCTGGATCCTTGCCGTTCTTCATGGCATCGGTTGTAGCCTTTGCCCAAACCTCTTTGTTTAATGTAAAAGACTTTCCAACTTCTTTAAAGTCTACGACAAAGTTTTTCCAGGAAGCATCTCCCTTTTGAGTATTACGACCAGAGTTCTTGTGCTGCTTAGCACCTATCCTCTTGGACTCACTCTTCTCTGTCATTGCCCTTCCATTTCTGCTTACCAAACTTGACTGTGCTTAAATGTTTTGCTGGGCACATCCAAGTCATTGTCTTTGTCTCAGCATAAAGCCTTAAAGATTTAACTTCTGCCTTGCACTCATGGCAAACAAACTTTCCAGTATAAACTGTATAACTAGCCATTTAACTTAGACTTGATTGATTCTTGCAAGTCAAGATCCTCTCTAACACGATTAATAAATGCTTCTTTGCCCTGAACTTTTGATCCGTCAGGTAGGATGTACCAAGCACCAGTTCGTTCTACAATACCATTTAGTTCTGCGGTAGTAACCAAATCGCCAATGGTATCAAGACCAATATCGTCACCTCTAAAATAAAAATCATACTCACCAGACTGGAACCCTGGAGAGGTTTTAGAGAACTGTAATTCCCAACGAATAGTTCTTCCAACTTTTTCTTCAATTAACTTATCTCCTACCTTGATCTTGCCTTTAATCGCTTGATTGTCTGACTCTGAAGAAAAGAGTTTAACAATACATGAGGAATAAAACTTAGTAGCCTGACCACCAGAAGGCTGCTGGCTAGTATACATAGCATTGATATTGTTACGAGACTGAGAAATAAGAACAAGCAGAGTTGGCTTAACTTTATTGTTTGCATAGTTAAGCATTTTCCATGCGTTACTAAAGTCACGGGATTCGGCTCCAATCTGTTTGGTGTTTTCCAATGCTTTCATTTCATCTGTATCTTTTTCAAAATAGATTGCGGGAAGCATTGATGTAATAGAGTCTACCACAATTAAGTCAACACCAGCATTCATTAATCCAACGCCAACATCTACCATATCACTAATAGTTCTTGCTTGTGAGTAGATTAGTTTTTCTGGATCTACCCCAAGAGTTCTGGCCCAGTCTTCTGAGTATGACATTTCTGAATCAATCCATGCACACAACTTTCCTTCTGCTTGTGCTAGAGCAATCATTTGAAGGCACATAGAGGACTTTGCAGACGACTTTGAACCCCAGATGAGTACTTGTCTACCATATGGAAGCCCACCCCCCAGAGCACGGTTTAAGCCATAACTTGGAGTAGGTTGGTACTCATAGTTAACACCAACTCCAGTGCCTAACTTCTTTCTTAATTTTGGATCTAATTGTGCCATTGCTTCTTCTACTGTGACTGACATTAAAATCTTACCCCATGCTTCTCTGGTCTAGTTTTATTAAATTGTGTTTTTTCTTTTAGTGCATAATCAAGTGATAACTTAGTATACCCTGCCTCAACCAAGCCTGCGTATAGATCAAGAGTACGAATCAAAATATCAGCAACCTCTTTTGTTATTTCTTCTTCGCCCTTATCTTTTCTAATTGCTTCCATTACTTCTGTTACTTCTGAAACAATCATCATGCACTGCTTAGCAATAAAAATGTCATCAACCTCTTCAGGCCAAAAACCTTTTTCTACTGCAACTTCATGTAACTTTATAGACAAATCATCAAGCATTGATATCCTCCAATATTACTGTGCCATCCTTAGTCTTTCCAAAACTAAACTTATATACATGTCCTTCTTCAAGTTTCATATACGCTTTGGCAAACGTTGTAGGGAATACGGTGACTGAGTGCAAATCCCTTGAAGAATCTGCAAGTGTAAGTGAAGCCATCTTCTTTCCTGTTTTTGTAATCCTTGGTTTAAAGGATACCACAAACATGTCATCATCTTTGTATGGAAGCATCTTATAATTCAAGAACTTAATAAGAGCACTATCTGAACCCTTTATCTGATCAACAGGGACAGCAGAAAGAATCCTGTTGTCATTAGCAAGAATGATATATGATGTACCTGCTTCAATGGTAGTATTCTCATCATCAAAGATACCTACGCTTCCAGTCTTGTCAAGAACTTCTACTCTTGACCATCCCGTGGCCCTCTTAATACTCTTTACCATACCCATAAGAATAAAAGAACCTTTTTCTTCATAGTCTTCATTCTGTGTAATCCAAGCATGATAGTGAGAAGGAACAGAAAGATTAAACTCTGGTAAATTTAGATACTCGTATAGATTTTCTTTTATTTCGTTTTCGTTTCTTGGTTGGTCATTAAATGTGGCTGCGCCAATAACTCGAAGCGCTTGCAGCGCTCTAGAGTTGACACCATTTCCTTTTGTAAACGTGAACTCTTCCAACTGAGCATACGAATTAAAGGGTCTAGCAGAAATATACCTCTCTGCGATTTTGTCAGATATGAACTTAATGCCCGACAAACCAAAACGAATGCCCTTTCCTTCAATTTTAAAGTCGATATCCGAATCATTAATGTGAGGAAGTTTAACACTAATCCCCATTCTCTTTGCTTCAATAAGGTATTCAGTACGTGCATCTTTGTCCTTTTCATTTTTTAGTAGTGAGTACATAAACTCTAATGGATAATGATACTTTAGCCACGCCGTCCAATACGAGAGCGTAGAGTAAGCAACCGCATGAGACTTGTTGAACGAGTATCCTGCATGCGCTTCAAAGTCATGCCATAGATCACGAGCCGAATTGGGACTAATATAGGCAGAAGCACCATTGACAAATTTGTCTTTGAATACATCAAACTCTTTAGCATCCTTCTTCTTTCCAATGATCTTTCTAACTTTATCCGCTTCCGACATGGACATACCGCCAAGCGATACGCATGCTTGCATAACTTGTTCCTGGTAAAGAATACAACCATAGGTTTCCTCCGTAAATTCTTTTAGTACTTGATGAGTATACCCAATGTTTTGACGACCATGTTTACGCTCAATATAATCTTTTCCAATTGTATTCATAGCACCTGGACGAACTAATGCATTTGATGCTGCTAACTCGGCAAGGTTCTTTACACCCATTTTAACCAGTAGGTTTGTGTATGGTGCTGCTTCACACTGAAACACACCCTTTGTATATCCGTCAGAAAGCATCTGATATACATTAGCATCATCCATAGGAATATTTAATGGATCAATAGTCTTTCCATCACGCTCTTTAATAATCTGAATAGCATCTTGTAAAACAGATAATGTTTTAAGACCAAGAGCATCAATCTTAATTAAGCCAATGCGCTCAGCCTCTTCCATATCGACTGCAACCACTGGAATCCTATCGTCAGATCCAGTAGAAGAACGAGTCTCCATCGGCGCAAACCTAAAGATTGGATCTTTACTAGTAACAACTCCTGCAGCGTGAATACCAGTACCCCTAATGCGACCACGTAATTGCTCTCCATAAATTTCTACCTCTGGATATTTCTCACGAAACTCTCTTGTTGATTTAGAACTACAATAGTCTTCCCAAGTGTCAACCATTTTTAAAACTTTGTTAACATCTGTTAGCGGAATGTTTAATACTCGTGCAACATCTCGAACTACACCCTTGTCTTTAAAAGAAAGGAAAGTAGCAATAGACGCAACATGCTTATACTGTCTAACAAGATAATCTTTAACTTCTTCACGACGGTTATCTTGAATATCAGTATCAATATCAGGGAAGTCATTACGGTCTGGGTTAATAAAACGAAAGAACAGAAGTTTGTGCTTGATTGGGTCAATGTCTGTAATTCCCAATGTGTAACATAGTAATGATCCAGCAGCAGAACCACGACCTGGACCTACCATAATTCCTTCTTTCTTTGCCCAAGCAATCATGCTACGAACAACCAAGAAGTATGGACCAAACTTTTTATCTTTAATTACTTTGAGTTCTTCATCTAGTCTATCTAGATACTCTTTATTATTTTCAAGACCACGCTCTGTCAAGCCTTCAATAGCAAGAGTCTTTAATTCTTTATCTGGGTTTTTATATTGTACTGGTAGTAGATCCATTCCTTCTTGAATTCCATAGTCCCCGACTTTATCTGCAATAGATATTGTGTTGGAATAAATGTCTGGACGATCAATGCCTTGTGCTTCCATAGCAGACTTCATCTCTTCATAGGAAAGAAGGTGAATGTCAAACTTATTAAATGTAATCTGACGGTCTTCCCCATATAGATAGTCTAGGCGCTTCATCATGTCTGGGTGCTTCTTAGACTTTTCAAAAGTATGCTCTTTGTCAATCTTGACGTGAGTATTCAGAAGTAGTTTAAACTCCTGAATTTCTTTTTGATCTGTTGAACTGTGGTGGCAGTCAGGGGTAACTACAACCTGTACGCCAAACTCATCTGCTAGTGCAATTAGTTGTTTGTTAATTTCTGCAGGGTTGTGAGGCATTACCTCAATGTAGTAGTCATCATTAAATACTCGCTTAAACCATTCAATATGCTTTTTAGCAACGGCAAACTCGTTATTTTCAAGAGCCTTGACTAGTACGCTGCTAGGACATGCAGAAGTTACAATTATGCCTTCTGCATACTTCTCAAGAATCTCAAAGTCAAACCTAGGCTTCTTAAAAAATCCTTCTGTCCACGCAATCTCATTAATCTTGTTTAAGTTTTCTAGACCAATTTGGTTCTTGGCGAGAAGGACTATATGGTTATAAATTAAATCTAGATCCCCGTCTCTTTCAGACTTGTCTCTAGTATCAAATCTATCTTGACACATATAGCCTTCTACACCAAGTATAGGCTTAATACCCTTCGCTTTTGCAATACGATGCAGTTCCCTATGCCCAGATAAAGTACCGTGGTCAGTGATGGCAATGGCTGGCATCCCTAACGCAACTGCACGGTCAATGTATTCTTCTGGAGTAGCGATCCCGTCAAAGAGGGAGTAATGGGTGTGTACGTGTAAGCCTACGTAGTTCATCAATTACCAGTCAATATTTGTGCTGGTAACAGATGGAGTGTCAAACCCAAAGTAGAATGCTTCTTGCTCTGGATATGGAACTTCACGAACAACCTTTTCTAGGTTGAAGTATTCAAAGCCATCCCATGCAAATGGTTCTGCATCTGGCTTTGATGGTAGAAGTGTGTAGTTGGTTTCAGTTCCCTGACCATTACGCTTTAACTTCCACTCTAGGTTTGAGATGCTACCTGTGTCAAGTGCATACTCACGAATGTTGTTGAATGCTGACTGCTTTGAAATGCCTTGTGACCAAACAGCGATGTAAGCATCTTCTGTTCCGTCATTGATAAGGACATTGCAATAGAAACGAAGTCGTGCTCTCCAGCCAGACTTTGGTTCCTTACGAGCCATTTCACAGCCGAAGCAACGGCCTTCTGAATCTTGGGTACAAGCAGCCTTGCGCTTATAGTCCTTTGGATTTGTGTGTTCTGAAACTACAACCGAAAGACCACGGGCCTCTGCGTAGTGTGCTGAGTCCTGATCTAGTTCTTCTACAAAGCGAACCTTTGCAGATTGTCCGTCAGCCAACTTGACCCAACGAACTTTTTGTCCTGTTCCTTCATACTTTGGTTTTTCGAGCAGGGCGTTGATATCTTTTAATCCCTTAATTACGCTCATATATTTCTCCTTTGTGTTGTTTGTATTAGTTTAGCATAGACTGTATGGATTTGTCAAACTGGAAGTCTAACTTCTTTATTTCTTCATCACCCATATCGCCAATGTCTTTATATTGTTTATCTAGTTTGATAACGGATACACGAGAACCTAGTTTTTCAACTATCTTAGTTTTCATATTTCCTCCTGCCTCATCATTATCTGCAACAACAATAATGTTATTGAAATATTTTTGAAGCAATTCTATTTGTATATTGGATACATTAGATCCAAGTGTTGCTACCGCTGGGAATCCACACTGGTCTAGTCGGATAGCATCAAAAGATGACTCTACCACATAAACCTTATCTGCTGTCTTTACTCTGTGTAAATTAAATAATGTTTTTGATTTTGGAAGTCCTGGGGTATTTTTAAACTCTTTGCCCTCAACTGATCTGCCTACAAAGCCTAAAGGAATTCCATCTGGACTGTGAACTGGAACAGTGACCATGTCTTGTTTTTCTGAATAGCCTAAAGAGAACTTGGCCCAAGAAGAAATTTCTAGTTTGCGATATCTAAAATAATCTTTTGCTCTTTCAGATGTTACAAGGTTGTTGTAAAGTCTTTTTAGAATTAACTCATCAAACGGAACAAACTCTGGCTTTGTGAATAGTTGCTTGTTAATTTCTTTTTCCAGATCCATCTGGGTTTCTTTATTCTTAATAAACCTAATAGACTCAAAGTAGGTTCTGCCAGTTGTGTGCATTACTAATTCAATTAGGTCTGCAATTTTATGACAAGAAAAACAAAAGAAGGTTCCGTTATTTTTATCTACTTCTCCTGCAGGCGTACGGTTATTATTATGGAATGGGCAAAAAAGAATATAATCAGAGTCGACCTCTGACTCAATAGTTAGACCTGAGCCTGTAATGACTCTTTTGATTTGCTCTTTTGTATATAGATTGGTTTGGTGCCGTCTATTCCTGATATCCATTCGCTTTTCCTTTTCCCTACGTGAACTCCATGTACTGTCAATGCAAAATAAAAACTTTTCTTTACTTCATTATAGTCTATCGTAAAATCTGGATCTATGTCAAACCTTGGCACATATCCATTTAATCTCATTTCTGATACTACTAGCCTAATATATTCAATCTTTAATCTTCCAATAGAGGCTTCATCATGGATGACTCCATCTAAAGAGAACTTCTTAATTGGCTTATGGTGATAATTAGGCACATCATATTATAACTACTTATGTCAATTTTTATCCTCAAAGTCTTTATATCTGTAGTATCCCTTGTCAAAATCGACTTGGACTAGAAAGTCTCCCATAAAACCATTACGGTTTTTACGGAAAGCACATTCAATGATATCACTATTTGTTGCACGGCCTAGGGCAATAACCCAGTCAGCATCATAAGCAATCTGTCTAGACCAAGCAGTCTGACCAAGAGTAGGAACCCCACTAAGATCATTAACATCATCTGGTGTGGCAGAGGAGATAGCAATAATAGGAACCTCTTCGCCAATAGCCATTAGTTTAAGTTCTCTTGAAAGGTTCTTCATTCGTACCGTTTCATTATCTGACTTCTGATTGGGAGCCATCAACTGAAGGTAGTCAACGATTACAAAGTCTGGCTTGTACTGATCAATCTTTCCACGAAGGACTGAGGGGTTAATCTCGCCACCTTGGTCATTTGAAATAATGTGAAACTCTGGCTTACCTTGTAGATGTTTAGCATGCCACATCTTTAGGGTTTCCACTTCAATCTCACCATTACTGAGTTTTCTATGAGACCACAAGCCTTCACCCATGATTGTAAATACACGGTTACGAACTTCTGTCTCTGACATCTCAAGGGAGATTACAAGGGGTGTCTTACCCTGTTTCCAGGCCTGTACAGCGAAGTATAGAGCCATCCATGACTTTCCTATACCTGGGTATGCTAAGAAGACTCCTAACTGCCCTGGCATAATTCCAGAGGGTAGGTAGTTATCAAATCCTGGTAGGTTGGTTTTAATTCCAACATGACCTAGAGCCTGTTGCTCTTTTAAATTTTCAAAGTACGCTATTGCGGACTGAAGATCAGTTACATCAATATCACGGATTGCTGAAGTGTTTTTCTTTAACTCAGATGTCTTAGTAATGAGTTGGTCAAGAGCCTCCCCACCATTACCAGTCTGAATCTCGGTTGCTGCAGTTCGGATAATATCTTTTAGGCTATCAGTGAGGTACTCTGACTGTAACTCTTCAAGATGATGTTTTGTTGCACCGACTCCATCAATGGGTTGAAAATCTCTAAACTTGTCTACAACAAGATCGAGTGGTGGAATAGACTTATTATGCTCAAAATAGTTTCTTATAAAGTTCCAAACATCGTTGTGGGTTCTTAGTAAGTTATCCACATTTGCTTGGAGAAGAACGTGAACCTGCTTATCGTTAAGGACTGCAGAGATTAATTTTGCTTCTGTATTATTCACTTAGCCACTCCTTTGCCATTCGTCTACGCTCTGCTCTCTCTTTGTCATCTTGTTGTTTATCTCTTTGTGCCTGCAATATTTTTTCTGCATTGTATGCAAAATAATTCCAAGTAGGTGTCTGTGCTACATTAAAATAGTGCTCTAGCAAATCATACAGCATTGGCATGCCGTAGGACTCTATAAGGGCATCTGCTGCCCATTGTTCTACATTTAAATTTAGTGATGGCTTTTGCTCATACTTTGCAGTATGGTGTTTACTGTAGCGTGAAAGCAAAGCCATTCGGTCTTTGCGTTCGGCCATTACTCGTTGATTTCAGACTTTGCTTCGTTAATCTTTTCAGCAAGTTTATCTTCAACAAATTTATAAACACGCTCAAACGCATCGTTTGTGCTTTCGTCACCACGCTTAGAATCTACAATACCAAGATCAAGTCTTAGTGATTGAAAGTTTCCTAGGTTAAGTGTGTACCCCAGTGTTACAGATACCTTAGTTAAATCATTTTCCATCTTCATACCCTTCGTTAAATAGATTCAGACCAGATTGGAATGAATCGACCATCTTCAGTTCTCGTATATGTAAGTATACCATCGCCCATTCTACGTGTCAACTCTTGTTTGCTAGGCGTAATATCATTTGTTATTAATTTATCTTTTCTTGGTCTACCAATATGGTATGAAGCAAGTATATCACGTATGGCTCTTACCTGTGATTCTGAATAGTATGATCTTATTTGAAATCCTCTAGCCCCACCCTTTTGAGATCCCGTTGGAAATGGGATGACTCCTCGTTTCATTAGTGATGGCATATACTTTTTGTGACGATTAACTAAATCAGCAGTCTGCCCTACGGTGTATGCTCGTTCTCTTTTATTTTTAAAATCACTAATTAAACAACTTTCAATTTGATCATTAGTAATATTATAAACAGACATTATTCCGTTAGATTTATTTAAGTGATGGATTCTAACAAGACTACCATTTAAAAACCAAACTTTTTTATTCCCTGGAATTATAGGGAGGAGATTGTAGCCTTCGCTCTCAATTGTTCCTTTTTTAGTAGCCATCTACCCTCCGCAGTACTTTGAGGTGGATTAAAAAATCTTCTTGATCCACAATACAAACAATACATTTCTAGGTGCATAGCAGAACTATATTGACGATCAATAAACATTCTGGACCTGCATTTTATACACTTGATCATTGATTTGGTATGCCCATTATAAGAATGTGAACGGCAACAGATAGGTCTCCGCTTGTGCCAAATCGCACAGTTCCTTGAGCAGAAGATGTAGTTATATCATTAAGAACAACTGTTACATTTTTACCTGCTGGAGTATTTCTAACGTTTACTGGTGTTGCAGTTATGATTGGTCTATGTCTAAATTCAAATGGGTAGGGGATAGGAAATGTGAACTCTTCCCCTGCTGTAGTTGTCTGCTTTGCAATTGTAACTTCGGAAGCCACAATCCTTAAATCATTAATGTTTTTATTGTCTACACTACCGCCTATATTAATGTGAACACGCTTATCTGTAGCAGGAGTAGTTGTTGCTAACTGATTTACTGCACTAGCAAGTTGATAGATGTAGGTCACATCTAGTGGTTGGCCTCGTTCTGGTAATGGGATGATTGACATGGTTATTCTATTATACCAGAACCTGTCCAGAATCATATACCGCTAAATCAGAGTTTAGTTCTTTAGAGAATATACCATTATTAAGATTGCCAGTATACTTTATCTGAACTATGACTCTTACTGGCAGGGTTCCTGTTTTGATAAACTGATAAGTGTTTGTTAATGTTGATCCATGCCATGTTGGGCTAACATTATTGAAACCTACAAAAACATCAAATTCTGGTCTTTGTATTGGGTTTTGCCAGGTTACGCTTACGCTCTCTTTTGAGATGCTTACATTTCCAAGAACAGTCTCAATAGGTGTGGAAAGCACAATATGGTTTTGGGACCAATGAGATGCCCTATTTTTATCTTCTGAAACAACTCTATATCGAACAACATATTCGTTGGACGCGATTACTGTTCCTAATTTTTCCTTTGAAATAATTGCTTTCTTGATGCCACTGTCTGCCATTAGACTACATCCATGCCAAATCTAAATTCAACATAATTAGTTGTATTTGCATCTTTAACTATTGTTCTTGCCCCAGTGTTTTTTATAACAGAATATCCAGTAAGTCCATATAGGGGGTTTGCTTGTGATTTATTATCTAATCTAAATGCATCTAAAGCAACATAGTAGTCATCACTTGGAGATTCAATCCTTATTGTTGGAGAAACCGCAGTTGAGGCAACAACTGAGCCTGTTTTAAAATATTTGATAGTAGTAGGTGTAACTTCAGTAATTGAAAACAATCCGTCAAACCTTGCAGAGTTTCCTAATCCATTAACAAGTATCTGATCACCAACACTAAATCCGTGTGTTGCGGATGTTGTTAGAGTTACAGTTGTAGAAGTTGCTGCTTTATTGCTAACTAGAGCAGTTCCTTTTATTACAGAAACATAAACTTTTGCTACATCGACTTCGGCCCAAGTAAACCCAGAACTTTTTCTTAAATCTTGTAGTTGCTTAGCAACTGTAATATATCTGCTAGTTGTAAAGTTATGAGTAGTTGTTGATGCCTCTGTTGGATTAGTTGCTGCAAAGGCTGTATCGTCAACGTCTACTTCAAACCTTGCCCATTGTCCTGCACCATGAATATCACTTGATGCAAACTCAAAAAGTATTCTAACACGATCTGGGGCTGGTGCTGATACTAGTTGACTTTTGCTTATTATAGAAAATGCTAGTTTTAATTCATCTGAAGGGGCGTTCTTGCTAAAGTCTAAATTTGCTCCAGTTAAGTGAATGTGGTTTGACTGTGACTGAACCTTAAGTCTTTTAATTCCTCCATCTACTTCAACAGATAGTCCTGAGTTATCTCCTTGAATAAGAATTACGCTATTTAAAAATCTAGATCTTTCATATCTGTTAATTCTTACCTCATCAGTAAAAGTTTTATTGTCTGCGCTTGTTTTAAACACGGGTAGTTTTGTTAATGTTCCGTTAGAATCGTACGCTCTTGTTGTTGTGTTTATTGGATATTCTCCAGAGATTAATCCACTCTCCCCTCCGATTGGAACAAATATAGAAGAGATGGTTGATGGCGTACTGTTCTGTGGGTGATATTCCCAACCTTCAGAATCATTAAATATATAGACAGTCTTGCTGTCATATGCTCCAACTGAAGGGTTTGATCCAGCAGAATATAGTCCTACCTCAGAAATTTCATACCTTTCTTCTGTGGGTAGTTCTGCTGTCAATACAATTTTATTTACTCCATCTTCATTGATAAAACCTCGTGAAGTTATTGGAACTCTAAACATTTCAAAGTCTAATGAAGTTTTTGAAGAATAGTCTCCCAGAGTAGCATTTGAGTTAATTGGTATTGGCCCACAGCCAATGGCAATGTAAGAAGCATAGGCTGGTGCCTGCCCCACAAGGTATTTTGCTATAATGCTTTTGCCAGTGTTAGTTATCATATTTTTCCCCTAGTATATTGTATCACTAAGTATTGCCCCTGAAGACAACACCTGCACTTCTACCTGTTCATCTGATTGAAGATTGATTAAGTCTATAATAATGCTTCCATAAGTGATTGAGTTTGGATCTTTGTCCATATAAACTATCTTGCAGTTGTCAACCCTCTGTCCACTTACATATGCAAACCCAGTTCCACAATTGGGGATCTTGGTTTCAAGTCTTATTGGAAAATTCTTAAAGTATGTTGCTGAAGTATCCTGTAGTTTTAATATATTCTGTGGATTATATTGGAACAGAATATTTGTCAAATTTTTAATTGGCTGGTACATGATATTTTGACCATTAATAATATCTCCTCTTGAGATATTAATTAGTTCTTGTCCACCAATGTCTTCAAAGATTAGGTCTGTCATGTACTCTATGTTTAGAGTTGGACTGCCTAATGCTACCAGGGCTGGTGTGGCTATTTTTATTGCTGCTTGTGCTAATGCTTGCTCGGTTGCACTCATAGCAAAAGAGTTTGGTGTTGCGTCAGTTGCCATTAGGCTACCTCACTTACGTAAATGGTCATGCTTGGTCCCTGCAAACTTTTTGAATAATCTATATTATACACTACAAAGCGTTTATCTTTTGAATCAACCTTGTCTATTCCATTTTCAAAGTAGTCTATATTAACAATATCTCCTAATTGAATAGTAGGGTTAGAAAAAATCTTTATTCCGACTGACTTCCTTGGTTTCATTACCTTTGAAACCATCCACTTCATAAGATCGTTTGCATCGTCTGCTGTTTGAAGGTAAGGGACGGTTAGAGCAAAGTCTTTTACTCCGTAGGTTAGTCTGCTTAGTTTAATGTCTTCGTAGTCTTTCTTTATTTTAAACGGAGAAGACACTAGCGTTGAGCCAACAAATTGTGGATCAGTAAAGTCAGAGTTCTTTGAAAAATACTCGTCAACAGTTAAATCATTATTTGATTGCTGTGTAAACGTTATTCCTTGAATTCTTAAATAGTTACCCGTTGTTTCATCTAGGCTTAAAGCGGTGTCGGTTGCGTTGAATACCATAAACTCTGCCCCATACGAACCTGCTCTAAATCCTGAAACCGTATACCCTTTTATAGAATTAAAAGTTGGTGACATCTTTGCGTAAAGCGCTGGGTAGGCTTTATCATATTTAACATTAAACGATGCTGCCTCTCTCATTATACTGCCAAACTCTTCAAAGTATATATTATATGAGGGTGGGGATGAAGAACTTATTCCAGAAAGATAGGTAGATTGGATTGCTCCACTCATTGCATATTTTCTCAAAGACTCACTTACGTTTATTTCTGTGTCTCCAAAAATAGAATTGATTGGGGTATTAACGGCAAAAGCAGTGTTTTGACTATAGTTATTAGTAATAGCATAGATGTTTTCAAACATTACCCTGGAAGATCCACGAGTAAATAATGCCATATTATTGTATGCTTTAATAGGGTTTTCGTCAATAGCCGTGGCTACCAAGTTGTTGTTTACATACAAGAAGAACTTTCTAAAACTTCCAATATCTTGATACTCTACAGCAAGATCATAGACTGTTGGATTTTCTTCAGTAACCATTCTATATTGACCAGTAAACTTTCCATCATCAACAATAACATTTGCAAGTCCTTGCCAAAGAATAGTTGGAACAGCGTCTGTGCCTGATTGCCCTACTTTATAGAATAGCAAGTTGTTTACATTCTGTTGTTCTTCACTAGTCAAAGAACTTGAACCAAGGGCTACAATTTCAAAATAATATCCACTATTTGATTCTGGATTAATCATTACTGCCATTCCACCACTACCGCCAATGATACTAATATCTTTGTCTGGAGTTGTTCCTGGGATTACAAAATATGCTGTAGATCCTACTGGGGTTTGTCCACGAGATGCGTCATTCTCAATTTTTCCAACTATTCTAATTCTGGTTCCAAAATGAGTAAACTTATCTGTTAATTTTTTATAAACATAAGAAACAAAATCTCTAGGCTTTTCTGTACTTGTAAACCCTGGTCCAGTCATGACTAAAGCAGAAGATTGAAGAGTTCCCGATTGAGTACTTAGCATTGCTCTTACTTTTGAATCTTCAATATAATTAGAAGCGAAGAAGTTTTTAATAATTCCATTTCTTGTTGTTTGCTGAGCCAGTGTGTTATTAATTCCTGCTGGAGCATCAATCGTTGTTGGAACTAGAGTCTCAAAATAAATAGTTGCGTCAAGAAGAGCAGTGGTAGGCGCTGGACTAACTAGCAAAGTTGTCTCTGTTGGCTTTGCTATAACTAAAGTTTTTTGTATTGTTGATAACTTTCCAGTTCCACTAAGCATGGTCAACTGTTGTCCTACTGAAATAGAAGAGGTAGAAGATACTGTAAGAGTAGATCCCGTTGAATTTACATTGGTGAGAGTAGTGGTTCTTAGTGGATTAAATAAAAACTCACTTCTCATTGTGCAACCACGAACATTTGCATTATCTGCCCAATATGGGTTTAATCCAGCAACATGATAAACAGGTGTTGTTCCAAACTGTCCTCTACCATGCTTAGAAACTTCTCCATTTTTTAATCTTAAAACCCCCTGAACCTCTTCATAGTTTGGTTCAGAGTAAATTCTTACAAGGCCTGTTGGATATATCTTTCCATTAAATGGAAGTTTAGCAAAGTAGTACTCATACTCTTGAACGTTATTAATCCAAACATTTCCAACACCTGGGACGCTATACTCAACAGCATCATACTTAATTATTTCTCCATTGGCATAGAAGTATCCATTGTATCTTGTGATCCAATAAACTCCTTCTCCAAAATCCATAACGTTATTTTTTATTTGATTATTTGAAACAAAAGGCTTTGTGTCTGATAGATCTGAGTTAAGTGGTATAGCACTAAGAACATATGTGGATTGGTTTCCTACCTCACCATTAACAGACTTTGTATTGCTCTCGCCAGAAACTTCCCATAATAGGACTGGCTTATATATCCAAGACTGTTCATTATCAATTAAACTAGCCTGCTTAATGCTACCAAGAGATCTTTGAATGTATTTTGAACTATAAGTAATCTTACCGCTATTATATAGTTGATTGTCCTGTGTAGTAATCTCTGCAATGTTTGCAAGTTTGGGTTTTGTTTGGCTGTTTCTAACTACCCCAGTATCTTCAGAATCTGCTGATCCATAGAGAGTTATATCTGTTGCTCTTTGTAATTCTGTAGGCATCATGTAGTTTTTACTCATCATGATAAAGTTATTGTATTCATCAAAGAACATTGCTGTCTGGCTTGATACCGCCAAATCTTGCAGAACTTGGGCAATACTTGTTTCTGGTGGAATATGGAAATATGGGATTGTGATTTCTGTTTCGCCAGCAACTCGCTTAAAAGCATAGTTTGAAAAACCAATAGAATCCAAAAGCATTGAAACTGCAGAACTTAAAGATACTCCAGTAGAAAGGGTTTGTGGTGCTAGCGTTGATTCAAAATAAAAGTATAAGTCACGCAGACTTAACTCAACTCTTTTTGTTTTATTATCCAGTGTAGGAAAGCCTTCTGAGTACATTGTTTTAATTGGAACAAAATAATCATACCCATCTACATTAACGATAATGTCATATATCTTTATTTGAAGATTCCTAGTTATATAGTTATTGATTATACTAGAAGAATTATTTGGATTAAAAGAATCATCATAATCAAAAAGACTCAAAGATCCTGTTGAAGCCAAGAGTTGTCCAACTGGCATACCGCTAGTTCCTAAATCTGATGCACTCTTCTTTACAGAGATATCTGTAACCTTGTCTGTTAAGTTTACTGTAAGTCTTGGAGAAATTTCAATTAGATCAAATGAAGAATTTGCCTTTACCATGTTGTCAACAACAATACGAACTCCTTTAAGATACTCAAACTCTCTATATTTTTGAGTTCCATCTGCTGCTAAGGTGTAGGCTATTGGGCTTGTTAGATCTGTTACAAAGTTAGTCAGTCTATCAACCGTCTCTTCTTCTAGTTGCCAACCATAAACTGGAGTAAATAATTCCCACTTGTCTTTATTCCAGATATGAAAAACACCAATATCTGATACACTTGATTTAATTAAATAAGCATATCCGTGTACTGCCTTAATTGGCTTTAATGTTTCAGACAGGAGAGTCTCTGCGTAAATAAACATGTCTTTATACTTGCTTGGAACGATTAATCCATAAGATAACTCTACATAGCCATCATGCTTAATTACATTTGTTCCGTCTGATCTTTTTGTACCCTCGTTAAATGAAAACAAGTCTACCCAATTATTATCTTTTAATGATTGAACCTTCCACTTATTGGGAACTGTTCTATTGTTATCTCCATAAAGTGGATCGGAAGTTCCAAGATCAATATCTCCAACATTTGTCTGCATCTTTATAACTAGCCTATTTGTTGGAATCTTTTCATTATACACAACAAACGGAACCGCATCTTCAATTATGTATCTGCCAGAGACTATATTGTTACTAGAGATTCCGTACGTTGAAGTACCCTCTGTTCTATATGATGACCAGTATTTAAACTTATCGTTTTTATCTGAAAGGTAATATCTAGGTCTTCTAGCCATGTTAGCATTAGGGCTATGAATATATGAACCAGGAATGTACCTTGCTTTATTAATTCCTGACCTTGGTCTGAAAGGTCTAAAGCAATCTTCTAAAGAATAAAGCATCTTGACTCTATCTTTAAGAACTGTTAAAGTAGTTGGTGCTCCAGCATCAGTAAATCCTCCATCAATTAATACATCAGCATCTGTAGCGCCTTTGTAAAAATTACCATCATCGTTTGCATCAAAAGTATTTGGAAGAGATGTATATTTTACATCGGATGGCTTCGTTGATGTGGGTCTATACCTATAGTTTCCTATTGTAAAAATATTTGTTGGAATGTTCATATTCCATTCAGCAATCACAGCAGTCTGAGTAGATACAACAGAACTAGTTTCTAGGTGATTCTTAAGTTCTTCATTTTGAAACATTATGCCTCTTCCAGCGATACAGAAACATTCCAAAAGTCATGCTTATACCCGCCACGTTTTTGAACAGAGTAGGAAAAGTCAGTAAAGAAAACCTCTATCACTTCGTTATATTGATCTAGATGACCGTATGCAGCATCGTCATTGCCAAAGTTTGGATAATTGTCATAGGCTAAAAATACCCAGAAAGATCCTGGGTGATTGTTGTACCATTCAAACAACTCTGCTCCGCCAGCACCACCATCAGTAGTGTATTCCATATCGGGATAATTAGCCAAACCTCTTTGTCCAGTCATGTCTGATTTTCCAGCGTCATTAAAATCTGGTTTTATAGCAAAAGATCTTGATGGTAGCATATCCCAAGAAGTGCTAATCTGTAGTTTGTCTGCAGTGTGATAAGACCTCATGCGTCCATTGATCATTCTTTCACGTATTTCAATTCTAGAGGGCTTAAAGTCTATGGCCGATCTATTATCATCTGACAGGATTAAAAACTCGTTAATGAGGCTTGTATCGGTTCCTACGGGGGTATTAAAGCCTGTCTCATAGCCAGTTGGAACATACATTTTCCTATCAGGATAAGCAGTTGTTGGAGAGGCTACAAGAGTGCCAGGATTGTCAGACCATAGCATTGCCTGTGGTCTTTGGTATTTTCTTCTACCATTAATATATGCTGCTGTTGCCATTATATTCTTACTCCCCGAATTCTTTGTGAATCAATCTGTTGGATCTGAGCCATAACAGTTCTTGCAATATCATCTGGGCTGGCATTAGATTTTGCATTTACTGTTAGGTTATAATTATACACTGAGTCTCCACCGACACTTGTAGATCCGCTGTTAATGGCCTTTAAGTTATTTACTCCAAAGTTATCAACAGCATACTTGCTCATAATAAACTCTCCTGGTGTAAGCATTGCTGGAACAGTGTCTGATCCACGTGGGGTCATACCAATCAAACCTCCAGAATACTTGTATACTGGATCTCTCAATACACCGTTAACTACAACTCCAGTTCCTGGTTGCAAATATTGTGTTACTGGTGGAATAAACATTCCGCCAAGATAAGTTCCAGTTCCTGGCTTAGTGCGTGATTTTGGAATTAATGCTGCCTTGGCCTCAAGTGCTGCAACAAGTGCTCTATTTTTTGCTTGTTCTGCTGCTACTTTCTCTGCTAAGTCTTTAGCCTTTTGATCTGCAATCTTCTTAGCATTATATGCAACTTGAGTAACCCACTGTGAACCATTCCAGGTCATTAGGTCGGAACCTACATACTTTGTTTCTCCAACTTTTGGAGCAACCTTTGCATTATTATATGCAACTTGATCCATCCACATTGTGCCATTCCATGTCATTAACATCGAACCGACATACTTTGTGTCTCCGACCTTTGGGCCAGTCGGTGTTGGTGTTGGTGTTCCAGATGATGTTGGGGTCGATGTTGTACTCTTTGTTGGTGTTGAAGTAGTTGATGGTTTTGGAGAAGTCGTAGTTGTTGGTGTTGGAGAAGCAGTCTTGCTTGGTGAAGGCGTTGGCGTTCCTGATGAATTAGGTGTACCAGAAGGTAGAACCTTGTGAACATTTACACACCATCCATTTGCATCTGCTACCATTCCTTCAGGGCAGCCGTCTAGAGTTACATTGTCTGCTCCAGGAGGAGGAGTTCCTTCATAGGTATACTTTGTTATAACATTAATATTTACTTTTTTATCAGCAGGCATCTTCATAAACTGGTCTAGCCAATTGTGAATATTTCCCCAGTCTTTTTCCATAGCAGTAGTAGACGCAAGAAGTCCAGCCAACTTAGTTTTTACACTTTCCCAATTCTTAGCAAGATCATAGGCCTCTAACTTAGTCTTTACTAAATCCCAACCTTTTTTATCAGTACCCATTACCGTAATCTCTGCCACTTGCTTATCAATTGCTTTTTGTGCATCGCTGAGGGCTGTGTTGTAACTAGTTAGTTTTCTGTTTATCTTGTCAATAGCCCCGTCGTCTTTTGCAAGTTCTTTATTAACAAGATAAATAGCATCTTCAATTTTCTGAATTTCGTCCATCTTGAGTTTACGCTTTTCTTCAAGAGTATAAATCTTATCTTGAGTTTCTTGAATTTGCTTTTGCGTTTTAAGTTTATCAGGGTGGGTTTCCATCTTATAAATCTTTTCAGCAATCTCGTACTGTCTGTCTTGGATCTGCTTGCTTGTCATTCCAGATCCACTCTTTAGAGAGTCTATAGAATTCTTTCTTGCTTGCTCAAGTGCATCAGTTTGTCCTGAAGCAAATTGTCCAGCAGCAGTGGCTCTCATCTTTTGAGCAGCCTTTGCTGCCGAAGAAATATCTCCAGAAGTTAAAGCACCAGCAAGGTCTAATTGATCTTGTTGCAAAGCAAGAATATTTTGATTAATCTGTTGAACTTTTTGAAGGGCCTCTGCTTGTTTATCGTATTTTTCATTAACACCTTCTGCAGCCTTATTAATTAAATCTAAGTCATGTGACAAGACCCCTGACTCATCTTGTAATGCTTGAACTGCTCTAGAACCCCAGTCCTTATTCATTTCCATGTCTCTGTTTAAATCGTTTACACTTTCATTTAGATCGTCTATTGCTCTTGATCCGTACTCAGCATTCATTTCAAGGTCTCTTTGTGCTACTTCAATTTGATCGCTCATTGCTTTAGCAGCATCCTGTAGGTCTTGATAATTCATTTTTGTGCCTTCAAAAGCCCCTGCTGCAGTACCCTTTAAAACTCCAGCAAGACTTTCTCTTACAACTTGAGTCTCTTGCAAAGCACGTAGTTTTGCTTCTTCTTGTTCAATTAATTTCTCATTCTCTTCAATTATTTTAACATTGGCTGCGGATGCAGCATCGGCAGCGCCTGCACGGATTAGTGCTTCTTGGATTGAAAACATTTGATCAACAATTTCAAGACCTGGCTCTGCTCCGCCCTTTAGATCTCCTGAATTGATTTTAGTCGTCAAAGATACTTCAAGTCTTTTAGGTATTGAGTTTATGTAGTCTCTTATATGTTCTGCAGCAACTCTACCATTTTTAAGATCGTCTATAAGTTGACCAGTAAGTTGTGGGTCTTCAAGCACTTCATTAATTTGTTCAATAGATAGACCTGCATCTGCAAAGGCTTTTGCAAAATCTTGGGCTTGTACGGAAAATTTAAAATCTGCATTCTTTTGAGTTAAGTTTTGAAGAATGGCTTGTCTTTCAAGAGCGCTATTAGCCTCTACAATAGCCTTCTTGTATTCTTTAAACTCTTTAGTTCCAGATTCTCCCATAGCACCATTAGCAATAGCCGATGCCACTAACTGATCTTCAACTGCTGCTAAAGCATCCTTTGCTGATAGACCAGCAGACATGAGCATGTTCATGGCCTTCTTTTGTTCATTAACATTTACAACAGTTTCTTTATTTACTAGTTGTGAGGCACCTACATTTGCTTCACGGTAGGTAGCCATAACAGCCTTACCTTCATTGGTTAGTCCCTTAATATTTTTCTTTGTTTTTGGCTTTTCTTTACCCTTGTTTGGCCCAGAGGTGTATTTATCATAAGTAAATAAATTCTTTCCCTTGCCCAAGTTAGAGAACTTTGTAAACTCTTCTGAACTCATACCAGAGATAACGTCTCTCATTTCTTGTGGAACTTTTAATTTAAGTAATCTGTGTTGCAAGCCATCAAACATGTCAAACATTGCTGATACATCTTTTTTGGCTTTCTTGCTAGTAAAGGCTGCAATCATTGATTGAAGAGGCTTAGTTGCATCAAATGCGCCATCACGAACATTCTTAATTCTCATTGCAAGTTCGTCTAGGAAGTCTAGAGGATCACTACCTGTGCCAGGACCCTTGCTTGTTGTTGGTGGTGGGGATGTATAAGTTACACCAGGGTTCCATGAAATACCAGTTTTTTCAACTGCATATTCTGTTGGACTTAAAGCCTTAAGGTCTGCAATTTTCTGTGCTACTAGATCAATGTATCGCTGGCTAGTTGTAGAGAAGTTGTGAGTCATTGCTTGATCTAATGCATACTGCTCTGCCATAAATGCAATATCTGCATCTCGCTCTGCAGCATTAGCGGTTGATTCCCATAAAATATTTGCTGATAGTGCCTGTAAGTAATCCGCTTGGGCTGCTGTGCTTGCGTTTTTAAATGCGGTAAACCTTTTTTCATTTTTCTGTAACGCAGCAATTCCTTCTGAAATATCTGCGCTAACTCCTGCTACTCGTGGATCAACAGTTTCTTTTCCAGTAGCATCTTTTGAAACAAGAGATTTTTTGCCTTCTTTTTCTGCTGCTTCTTTTATTTTTTCGATTGCTTCTTGCTCTTTCCTGATTTTCTGAAGGCCCTTCATTCCAACCTTTGTAATCAAAATCTCAAAGTCAATGGTATTTCCATCTAAAGCCTGTAGGCTTCTGATAGTTTCCATAATTGCATCAAATTCTTTTGGATCTTTCTTTCTCATTGTCATTTCTGTAATGATGTTTGTTGCTTGCTGCCTTCCTTTTGTACTCTTGAAGCCTGCAAATGAATCAAACAACTCTTTAGTTTTTGCTGTTCCCTTTGTTTTAATGCTAGCATTAAGTAAGAAGTCGAACTCATTTAATTTGCCACTAAATAGGTCCATGTAACTTGTTGCTTGTGTAGGAGTTAAGACTTTACTTCCAACAAGCATTTCCATCTTTGCCTGGAACCTCTGTGCATTTTGAGCAGTACCCAATCCAGTCTTTACATACTCACCAGTCTTAGAGTTATACTTTCCAGTGGTTGTATCATTTGAAAGTGCCTCTGTTTTATTTAAGAACTTTTTAGCAGCATCTTCTTGGTCTGTTCCTTTATAGGTTGAGGTAACTTGTGATCTTGATGCATCAAAGAATGCATCTTCACGCATAGCCTGCTTGCCCCAAACAGAACCGCTCCAGACTTTATCAAAACTCTGCTGATTTTTCATTATCTGAGAAAAGATTTGATCATTCATAAATTGAGAATTTTTTAGATTCTCTGAATTAAGATCAGAAAGTTGTTGTTCAATCTCCAGTTTCTTTTGTGCATTTGCTGTTGATGCTAACTCTGTTTCTAATTTTTGTTTTGCAGCCTCATACTCTACTTGAATTTGATCTGCCATCATAGTAGCCATTTCCATATTGTTCATGCCAAGGGCTGCAAGTTGTGCTACTTCTTCTCTTGAACTTTCTCCAAACCCAGACTTTTTAGAAATGTCTTTTTCAAGTTTTGCAGTTCTTTGGTTTGCCTTGCCCATAAGCAAGATCCTTGTAGACATTGGGTTGTCTTTTAGATTTTTACCGTCTGGGCCAAGGATCATTGATAGTTGACCAACAACCTGCATTTCAATTGATGTGTCTTTAAGTTGTAAGGCAAGGCCTGCTGCAATACTGTTTGCTTGGTCAGCATCAATAACTCCATCTGCAACAGCCGTGGCAAGTTTTAAAGTTAGATCACTAACGGCTTTGCTCTTTCCAAACTTTTCCATGTTTTCTTTAAATAGTTTCTTTTCTTTTTTACCAATATCAGAAGCCATGTAGTTCTTGCCAAAAGTATTATCAATCTTTACAGCGTCAGTATATTTTGTATACTGAGTCTTTGATCTGCGCTTGTCCATCTTTTGAGAAGACCCAACCTTGCCAGACATTTCTCCTATTGCTTTTAATCCATCTCTAGTTGCTGATAAGTCTTTTGCGAACTGTGCTGCCTTTGCAGCCACCTGATTAAAGTGTTTGTTTACTAGATATGCTGCTGCTCCTAATGCTACTACTGCTCCTACTGCAAGACCAATTGGTCCAGTCCCCGCAATCATTGGAGCAAACTGTGCTACTGTCGCTGCAGTACCAAGTGCTGCTGTAACTTGTGGTGGTGCTCCTGCCATACCAGCAACCATTGCTGCAGTTCCAAGTCCACCTGAAACTTTTCCAGAAAACTGACCAACGGCTGCTCTACGCATGCCACGCTTCTTTTCTTTAACTTGCTTCAAAGACATCTTTGTTGGATTATATTTTCCCTTAGCATCTTTTTCTGGATCCATAACAATACGACCTTTTCGGTCTCTTGTGAATCCTTGTTCTCCCAGATCATCTGGTCCATATGTTCCTGGATCTCTACCCATTGCATAGTCGTAGGCCTCTAATCTGTCCATAGGATTTGGACCCAGTACAGGATTCCCTGATTGAGTTCCTTCTGGTATTACAGGAGCATTAGCAATTGCTTCTCTTCTAGCAAACTCTTCTTGCATTACCTTGAGTTGCATTCGCTTATGTTCTTCAATTTTTCTATTTTGTTCATCAATGGCCTGTGTTGACTCAAGCACATCTTGCTGAGCATTTCCTGTTAGATCTGTTGCATTAGCCACATCACCAAGATTTCCAGCAGTTACGCTTGCTAGTTGAGAAGCCGTTAGTAGGTTTTGATTGCTTCCTGTTTGAGTAATAAATGCTTCTCCAGTTGCATCTGCAAGATCGCCTGTTTGATCTGCAACTAATAGGGTTGAGTCTGCTGTGTCATTTGTCCCGTCAACAATTCGTCGCATTCCATCTCCTGCTTCAACGGTTCCGTTAGACATAATTTCTTCTGCCTTTTTAACCTTTGATGGAGTCTTTACTGGATCTTGATTAATAATTTCTTGCATTTCCCCTGGCTGTGCTGCAGTAATTCCCTGCTCTGCCAATTCTTGTCTTACTCTTGCGTACTCTAGTTCTGCAGCATTAGCCTTTTCTTTAGCAGCAAGAACTTGCTCGTCAGTAATGGTAGTTGGAGATCCAGTTTTCTTTTGCTTTGCTTGCTCCTTTTCAAGGGCTGCTGCTCTTGCTCTTGTAATCGCTGCTTCATTTTCAGCCTTATCAGCATCTTCCCTAGCCTTCTGAATATTAACAGTGTTGCCTTTAATCGTAACTCTTGATCTGCTTTCATCTTTAATCTGTTGAACAACTTGTGATTGAGCAGTCACGGCTTCTTCAGTTTTTACTGCTAGTTTCGTTGTTGCTTCTGCTACCCTCTTTGATGAAGCAACAGTTACAGATGAAGTTTGTGCAGAAACTGGAGTGTCAGATACAGAATCTACTGTTGCTGTAGCGCCTAGTTTTCTTCTTTGTCTATCTTGAGACTTAAGTATTTGTCTTTCATCACGCATCTCTGGGGTATTGAGATCATCATAGAACGCCTTGTTACCAAGATCCATCCTATCAACTCTTGCTTGTGTTTCTGCTGCTGTTGGTACTGCTGCATCTCCAAGTTGCGAAGCCTGCGTAGTTACTGCTGCTTCTCCTTCTTTCATTCCTTGGATAATTCCGTCTGCAACTTCTTTACCAGCCTTGATACCCTTTTTAGATGGAGAGTCTGCATCTGTTCCTTCTGTACTTCTTACTCCGTCTGCTGCT